GCTTCAGGTCTAAGAAGTCGCCTACGACATCTACGATGTTCGCCGCCTCCTTAATCTTCTGGACCGTTAAATTGTCGATTTTACCCATATTATTAAGATGTAAAGCTAAGCGCGTATGTACGCGCGAGAGACCGCGAACGGGTGTAACCAGCCCTCTCTGACTGCGCCCCTATATAGGCGCAGGTCAGTGGGCTTGTTGCCCCGTGCAGGCTTGGCTTTGGTAAAGTTACTATATATACCTTTAGGTATATAGATTTTTGGTAAAGTTACTTGTTGTGCCAAAAATCATCACCCAAATCCATAGCCTCCTCAAATGGGTCTTTTTTCTCAGGGAAGTATTCAGGATTCAGTATGAATTTGATATGCGTCTGACCCTTGGTCCTTGTCTCCTTTGGCTGCTCAATGATTAAGCGTCTGTTGACCGCTACCTGGATGTCATCATTAAGAGCTGATGAGTTTTTCTGACCGCCTCGGCTCTTGAAGATACTCTTGATCTGCTCCTTTGAAGCAGGCCATGTAATATCCTCGCGTCCGGCATCCAACCAATTCTTGATTGAGTCGATGGCATCGTTCATCTTGGGTGCAGTAGTCAGTTGCTCAGGAACTCCCCACCCCATGATTGGCTGTACTTGGAAGCTCCAATCTGGAACATCGCGGCCACGGGCTTTCATCTGATGCACCGTGAAGGTGGAGGTGCCCGATGACATATTCCTCTCCTTCTTGGTAACAAAGATGTCCGTTACCTTGCGCTCTAACATACTGCCAAGGTGTCCTACCAACTTGTCGGCTCCTGGATTCTGATGCACCAGGCACCAAAGGCTGATATTGTAATAGGTGGCTGCCTGCATACACTTGTAGATAAGGTCTTGGCAGTCTGTGTTGCTATTGAAGTCATTAACAACGTCCAGAAGGCCGTCTATGAAGCAGACCGTAGGTTTGTATTCATACAAGGCCTTCAGAGCTAACTTCCATCTCTCCTTGGCTGAGCTGCTGTTCTTGTCCTCACTTGCGGCCTCGCGGAGCATGATGACTACAAAGTCATCGTAATCCTCACCGACCACCCTCTTGGTCATCGTCAGCACTCGATTCTTCATCGCTATGGTGTTGGACTCCTCCATCTCGGTATCTATGTATAGGACGCGAGGGTTGGGGTTCTCCTCGCTCAGCATATAGTGGAGGCTTCCGAACTCTCCGCTCAGGATGGCCGCTATCATCTGGGCAATGGTCATCGTCTTGCCATTACCCGCTTGCCCTGTAATGGCGTGTATACCACCAAGGGGAGCAAAGCCTATGCCATTCCACGAAAGTGTGTATTTCGGGGCCGTGTAGGGCTTTGCGAAGTCGAGGCGATACTTTGTTACATCTACGCCAAACCATTCGTCCTGTGGCAGGAAATTGGGGATTTCCACACCTTCAGTTATGGCGGGCAGATTGCTATTCTCTTCACTCATATTATATGGCTTGTTTTAGGTGCTTTCTTCTTCTTCTCACAATATTATGGCCGTCCATCTTCAGGCAGTGGCCAAGCCTTAGTTTTTTCTTGCGGTGGCGGATGGCCTCTAATGATCTGTCAAGGATTGCGGCAATATCGGAGATAGGTACATGCTCCTGATGGAGCACTCGCAGGTCGTTATCATCCGCCTGCGTCCAGGGTTTTAATTTTGCGCTCATAGTTCTGTATGTATTATGTGTGAATGTTCAGTGTAATAAAAAAGAGACTATCCTCGCGGACCGTCTCTCTAATGTCTCAACTTAAAATCATGAAAACAACATTACAGCTAATAAAGAAAAATGCACTCTGCATTCTACCTGCGGGCTTGTGACCGCCATCGGCTGCATTACATCTGCCGCTGCTATTCACGGCGGCAGTTATATATTGTCCTACATACCCGCCCTTCACGCTGACTCAGGAATTACCCACTAAGCGTTACTTTCGGGTATCATGCTTGTTGTAGCAATGTGTCAAAGGTCGTTGTGATAGCAGTGACCAGAATGGGCACCCAATCCATTTTCATTGACGTTCGCCTTTCGGCAGGGCTATACGAGATGCTATCTTTTGTTTGTGGAAGGGGCAGGATTCCAACCTGCAATCATTACCGACTGAGCTTACGGAATTTTGTTTTTGCGATTAAACTACCCTCCCAAGGTTGGGGCTTCTGTGTTACCACTTCCGCCCCGAGTTTAGTTCAGTTTAGTTTCAATGGGTAAGGGTTCAGAATGGCGGATCGTCTGGGCCTTCTGGTGCAAATGGAGGAGCAGGAGCCTGAGCTGTCGTTCCTGACTTCTTGGCCTCCTCCTCACGTTCTACCTCCTTGGCCTTGTACTCCGCATAATCCTCTATCTTGTAGGCGGTGAACTTGTTATACCAGCGCCCATTATACTCTGTGGCGTTTGGCTCGAATGATACGATGACGCTTTTGCCGACCATAGCATCGAATGCTGCAATCCTACCTGTGGCACCATCTGACACATCCACCACCATCTTCTTGGGGAACATTCCTACCTCCTCCAAAAGGTACTGAGCCACCTTCCAATGACCATACTGCGAATCGCCCTCGCGTTCATCAGTCTTGCGTAAAAGAATACCTATAAATTGCATGTTATGCGGCTTTAATTTCCTTGTTATATTCCTTCAGCATTACAATGAAGAGGATGGTGCTAAACACGCCGTACACAAATAAATCTGGCCGCTCAATCTTAGTGACCACATAAACCACTGCGCATCCAACTGCTATTGCAGCAAATACACATACAAAAAATAAATTAATAAGTCTTGTCATAATGTTGTTGTATTTATGGTTGTTTGTTGTTTTTAGTTTATTTGCTCCTCCTGTATTGGCATTCAGGCCTTGTAAAGTCTAACTTACACTCTAATATCATTTGATTAATCCTATGCTTTGGGAATGCAGGGTTAGTCTCCTTCTCTTTGCCGTTCTTGTCGATGTAGCGGACAGAGCTTTGAGGTAGCAGATGTCGGTATAGCTTCAGCCATGATTTCGGAATCATCTGGAATGTCTGGCAGAGCTCCTTTGCGCTGATCCATTCCTCATTGTACATAAGGAATGCCTCGCGTGTGGCCTCGTTCACCACCTGTGTAATTTCTCTTTTGAGTGCAGCATCCATGTTTAGGTCAATTATTAAAATTCCTTAATGTTTTAACTCGTTTTCCAAAAAATCGGGGAAATAGCCGTAATTTTGTCGCGCTGTTGTTAGTTGTTAAGGCTCCGCTGAGTCTGACGGCTATTATTACACCCGATTAGTATTTTTATAACTTCTGCGGGCAAAATTAAAACATCTGAGTTATATATGCAACTTATTGGTGTTTTATTTAACATTCTTTAAGGATAAAGGTGTTTTATTGGAGTTAGACTTTATGAATTCTAAGAAAGAAAGGTTACAAGAGGTGTTTGAACACCTGCGCAGGCATAATGGTATATTTTACCAAAAAGATTTGGCCATCGCTATTGGTATTAAGCGCACAAGTTTATGCCTTGCCATGAATGGCAATGAGGCATATCTAACAGATAGTTTATTTAGACGAATATGCAAGGCATATCCTGGCGTGTTCAACATTAACTACCTACTCACGGGAGAAGGCCAACTGCTATTAGAACCTGTGGAGCCACAAAAGGAGGAGCCAAAAAAATCCCCACTCGAACAAGGCCTCGAGAACTTGCTCCAGGTAGCTGCCCAACTCATCAAAGACAACGAAGAGCAACGACGCGAGCTCCACTCCTGCATCCAAGAGCTACGCGAATCCATAGCCATGCTCAATCAGGGCAAGACCTACCAGAAGCCTATCCAGGATAACTATGGAGTAAGTGAATCGACATCAAAGCTAAAAAAGTAAACAGAGTTATTAACAATAAAAAAGTAAAATGTTTACCCATCCTCAAAAATCATGCCTGAATATCAGCACGTTATAAACCATTTTCGAGCCCCATCCGAATCACAACAAAAATGGTGGGAACACCGTATTTATCGGGGTTTTGCGTGGTTGCGCAAAAATGAGGGTAAAACAATGGGTGGACGATTTTGGTCGATTTCGGTCGATTTATGCCATAATGTTTACCCATTGTTTACCCACTCCACTATGGGTGGGTAAACAAAAACAAAAAATCCTATGATTACAACCGCAATTGTTTTTGACCATCGAAACAGAACCAAGAGAGGTAAAGAAGGGCCTCTTGAGATCAGAGTTACCGTTGAGCGCAAGTTATATTACATTAATACGGGTATACGTGTATGTGCGCGTCAATGGTCGTTCGATAAAGTGGTGAACCATCCATGTGCCGACTCTCTGAATGAGCGTCTGGCCATTATCCTTGATTCCGTGATGAAGGACATTAACTTTGCCCTGAAGCACCATACGGAGATAGATATTGCCAGAATCAAGCATCATGCTTGGGGATGCGCGCAGTCGGCCAACTTTATAGATTGGATGAAGGAGGAGATTAAGATTCTGCGAGTGCGCGACATCCGGCACTATGACAACGCGGTGCGCAAGGTGATAGAGTTTGGTGGTATGCAGGATTGGTCGGACGTTACACCAGAGAACATATACAAGTGGGATGCCTGGCTTCGTAAGCTACCAGGGCGCACGAATGGCAAAATATCATCCGGCGGTGTATATAACTACCACAAGTGCATTAAGGCCTTGCTAAGGCGCGCAGAGCGCACAGGATTGCTCGCTGCGAATCCGTACAACAAGCTCAATGGGGAATTTGAACGAGGGGAGCAAGAGAACACCGAATACCTCACCGAGGATGAGATGAAGGCCATCATGGATTTCTCGCCCACACCTGGCACTTGGTTGGCTAAGGCCAGAGACCTTTTCATTTTCCAGATGTGGACGGGAATGTCGTATGCCGATGCGCAGGCCTTCGACATCAAGGCCTATAAGAAAATAAACAATAAATGGCTCATCGTGAATTCTCGCATCAAAACAGGTCAGCCGTTTGTCAATCAGTTGTTGCCGCCTGCTGTGGAGGTTCTGGAGCGGTATGAGATGTCAGTGCCTCGGATAAGCAACCAGGTGTACAACCGAGAGCTGAAGATTGTGGGTGCTGCCTGCGGTCTTAATATCAAATTGCACACGCATCTGGCCAGGCATACCTTCGCAACCTTCATGCTGCGCAATGGCGTGAGGATGGAGAATGTATCAAAGATGCTTGGCCATGCGTCCATCAAGCAGACGCAGCGATATGCCAAGGTTCTTGCCGAGAGTATACAAGAGGAGTTTGACAAGATAGATGATTTGCTGAGGGAGAAAAAATAAACCTCGACGCAACTTGTACATCGAGGTGTTATTCATTTCTTTGCCTCTTTTTGGAGGTACTCTGTGAATGCTGCCATGTCGTCAAGGAGGTCATTCACTTCTTCATCTGATAGCTGCGCCTCGGGCTTGGCGGTCTTGTAGCGGTCGAAGTAGAGCGGCCAGATGTCCTCTGAGGTCTTGTTGTACTTATTTTCGCGGAATGTGAATAAGGTGCAGAACAATATCTCGCGAAGTAGCTGATAGTGCAAAACACCTCGACGGCGGTAGCCTCTTACGATGAGGAGGAGCTCGCTGTACTGCATTTCATAGAGCGTCTCTCTCCTATCTCGTCCAATCTCGCCCACGACGAGCTGAATCAAGCCATGGGCGGTTATGCGTTTTTTTCGCGGTCCTCGGGCTTTTCATCGGTTTCCGGCTTGATAATGGAGGGCATATCATACCATTTCAGACGGAGCTCAATAACGGTGGTAACAAGTACCTCTCTGTCCTTTGGCCCCATATCGTACTGAATGTCATTGGCGGTGATGGGAGGGTCCTCATCGTTGCGCTCATAGGCTGCAACAATAGCGGCCAATGCAAGCGTATCATAGTCGAATGGCTTTGCCTCTGGTGGTACTACCTTCTTGGGCTTGCCCTTCTCATCCCATTCTGTTACGGTGGTGGTGAATACTTCGATGCCCTTGCCAGATAGTTGTTCATAGCCTCGCTCGGCTGCAAGGCAATAACGCATCTTTACTTCTTTTCCACAAATGGTAATAGTCTTTTCTGCAATCATAGTTACTTGGAGTTTGAGTTAAAAAAGCCTGCCCGATGTTCGGGCAGACTTGTGAGAGATTTAGGCTCCTACGGTGTAGTCGCCATAGCCGACCAACTGAGTGGTGTATTCGGCAGCCACTCTGTTCTGGCCGTTCATAGTCAGTGTCTGAATCAATGCCGAACCAGAGCAGATGATCGCACCGGCTGTACGCTGATTGTCGCCGCTTACGTTGGCAATCTTCCACTTCACCGGTGTGCCGGCATCGTAAATTGCCTGAATACCATTCAGGTCTTGTGCCTGCACAGATGATGTGATGACGTCTCCGCCTTCCATAAGAGCGTTGGATGTGATGTCGTACGACAATGTGGTAGGCTCCTGGTACTCCCAATCCAACGGAGTGTCCTTGGTTGAGTTGTTTTCCAGGGCGAGGCTCACATGCAGACTGAGCTTCTTTGCTGCACCAATAACCTTAACAGGAGCTGCGGTGTTGTCGCTGCTCAGGAACAGACGAACGAACTGACCCTTGGTATAACTACCTGGAGCAATCGTCTCAGAAGTAGGTGAGCTTGCCTGTGTAGTCAATGGTCCTGTGCCTGTGAATGTGAGATTCTTCTGAGAATTGGTACGGTCATCAAATTGAAAGGTTCCATCTGTAAGATAGGCCTCACCAACTCTTGCCCAACCAATACCGGATGCGGATTGGTTGTCGCTGACTGCTGTCTGATCCCACATGAGTTGGAATTTCGTTTTGTTCTTGATGGCCGTGAGCATTGCGCCAACGTCTGCAACAGACAGAGACTCTACCTGTACGCTCCAAGATTTAGACAATGTGGTGGGCTTTGCGGCCATGCCAACATCGTCTTTTGTGCTTTGGTCGTCTGTATTGTTATTCTCTGTTATGACGCAGTTTACGGCCATGCCAATCACATGGTACTTTTCGGCTGTTGAGTCCCATGTGAAAATGCGAAAGTTCTGACCTTTAAGTGTTCCCATATTATTACTTGTTAATTACGTCAAGCCGCTGCTCGAAGCCGCCGGTCTCGAAGTTCTGACCAACGGCACCTGCACCGACCTCACCGGCCTTGCATTCGGCAACGATTTCAGCAACCTTCGCCTGCAATTCCTCGCGGCTCTTGGCACTGACTATCACCTTACCGTTCTTCAGCAACTCCTCCACCTGCGGATTCTTAGCTGCGACCTGCTCTGTGTTGTTGTTAACTTGTTTGCTCATCTTCGTAGTTTTTCATCGTTACTTGATAAGTGATTACCTGGAAATAGCAAGGCTTCCTCCAATCCCACGCCACACCGTCAGAGGAGAGAGATTGCAGTTCTGGTGTGTCCTTGCCAGAGGAATAGAGGCCAACGATGTGACTCTCTACGGCCTGGCGCACCATCCTGACAATTCTCTTCACCTCGTTTCGGCTTCGACCTGCAACTTCGACGCTCGCCTGCACTTGGTCCTGACCACTCTCCCATACATTGTCTTTGTTGGGGTCGATGTTCACGAAGCCATCGTCAGTAACGATGATGTTAGGCAGAGGAGTGTTGTCTTTTTCCGATGGAGATACCTCGAAGCCCGTCGATGTAACGCGGCCACCGATTTCTGCCATCAGCGATGTGTCTACCTTGATAGCGTCGTATAAGATTTCGTCAAATTCTTTCATGTTGCATGTCTGTTGTGGTGTAAAGCGCAGGGCTTTGGTTTTTAGGCCTCCACCCTGCGGCCAACTCAGTAACTATGAATGAGTCCTTTACTTGTTCCTCCGACTACTCGGTAGTGGTACTCTCGGTGGTAGTCTCAGTGGTAGTCTCGGTGGTTGTGGTCTCAGGATCGGGGAACACCAACTTCAGCAACTTGAATGCCTGGGGCTTGCCAGAGGTGTTACCGTTAACCTTTGAGCTCAACTCGGAAATCGAGAACGAAGTGTGAACGGTGAGAACGGTGGTGTTACGCTTAGCCACTTCGGCGCTCGTAGCGTCAATCGTTGCGCGGAATTTACCGTGCTGTTGGAAGGCGCAATAGCCCCAGTGACCGATACCGATGAACTCGTCGCCTGAAGGTGCAGGAACACTCTCTCCGTTCAGCGCATAGTTGATGTATGGGCTGACGGTGTAGCTGTGACCAAGGCACTTGCCATCCTGGATGATGGTGCGGTTGCTGTCGGTAGTGCCAGGGATGGCCTTCATGAACTGCAACTTGGTCTCGATGGTCTTAGAGAAGGTGAGCCAAGGATCGCCCTCGAAGCCCTGATCCCACATCGCGGCAATCTTACTGGCGAGGTTTACACCGAAGTTGCTGTCGACGGTGATTTCCTCAACTTGGCAGAGAGCGAATACAGGCTTCAATGCGTGAGATACGGCGCAGTGGCTGTATGCGTACAGAGCTTTGAACTTTGCCAGACCTTTGGTCATCTTGTACTGAGCAAAGCTGTATAAGTCGAAGTCTGCGTTGTCGATGGCGGTGTTAGAGATAGCCAACGCAGCGGCAACCTCTACGGGAGAAGCATTCAACTTGGCGAAGTTGATCTTCTGCTCGCCAATAGGCTCAACCTCACCTGCTACGGTGAACTCTACATCGTCGATGGCATAGGGCCATACCTGATTACCTTCCACGCCTGTGACAATCTTCAGGTCGCCTGGAAGCTCGAGGCCGGGCACCTTAGTGTCGATGAGCTCATGGATGGTCAAGGGGATAGCACCAGAGGCCTCGATGTTACCTTTGGTGTTACCTGTGGCGGGGTTCAGCAGGATGGTGGTGCCGTTGGCGGCAGCACGGTCGTGCAGGTCCTCAGCGAAGGCAACTTTGTCCTCGCGGCACTTCTTGAAGAGCTCGCGGAGCTTCTCGCCATTGGCCTTCTGCTCACGCATCTTAGCTAACTCGTTCTCGTCGAGCAATCCCTGAATCTCGATGTGCAGGCGGTTGTCCTCACGGATGAGGGCATTGTACTCGCGCTCCTCCTCCTCGGTGAAAGAGCGGTTCTCCTTTTTCGCACGCTCGTCGATGGTATCGAGAGCGACCAGAATCTCCTGATGACGGAGCTGGATTTCCTGTTTTGTTCTTTTTGACATAATCACTTAATTAATTAAGGGGTTAATAATTATATCTCTCTTCGATTTTTCTACGCTGAGAGCGGAGGCGCATGGTGGCCAATTCGCGCTGCTTCTTTGCCTCGGCTTCGAGGCGTTCGCGCTCGGCCTTCTGTTCGGGAGTCTCCTCACCGTTGGCAGGGGCATTGCCCTTTTCTCTCTTCAACTGCTCCTCGATGGCCTTCTCCACTGCATCGCCTGCTTCGCGTGCTGCCACCGATGTCTGCTCGTAGGCAGGATGGGTGACGATACTCACGTCATAGAGACCTGTGACGCGTTTCACATGGCGAATCCATACCTCCTTGCCGTCGGCGGTCTTTTCCTCGGTACGCTCGTAGCTGACACCATTCTCGGTGTCCTCGTAGTCGTCTGAGAAGGCAAAGCTCATGCCTGTAATGTCTCCGCGTTTGATGAGCTCGAGGCAGTCGTTGGCGGTAGAGGTCTTGGGCAGATCGCAGCGGCATCCAACCTTATTCTCGCGGAGGTCAATCTCCAAGGTACCTTTGCCGTTATTGCAGCGGCCAAGGATGCAAGACACCGCGTTGGAGTGGTTGGTGTTCAGAACGATGTCAGAGCGGTTGATGAGCTCCTGCGAGATACAACCAGGCTCCATCACCTCGTACACCTCGCGGGTGCTGCTCCACGGGGTCAGATTCACAGAGCGTACACCAAAGAGAATGGGTGTTCCCTCGATGGTGCGACTCTCCTCCTGCCCTTCCTGCGGCTCACGAATCTGGAGTCCGCAGTTTCCAATTGGGATAAATCTTAATTGTTTCATCTTCTTACGATTATTACTTGCTACTTATCGGGCATAGTTACGCTTGGGGTTTACCGATGTGCGAATCCTTGCAGGCTGCGTGGCCAATTCGCGCTCGATACTCTCGATGTCCTTCTTACTTGCTTTCATTTCCGTCTGTATTAGTGGTTGGTCGTCCGCCCACGTTGGCACCCTTCTCCAAGAGAGCTTTCAGTGTCAGCAGGTTGGCTGATGCTATCGGCTCGTCTCCGTTGGCCACTGCGGGCATCTCATGCTCTGCACGAATCTCGTTGATGGTGCGCGCTCCTGTCTGGAGGTTCAGCAGGTCTACCTTTGCCTGACGTTCGGGGTCCATAGCGAGCAATGGCTTCTCGCAGATGTGGATGCGTCGCTCACCGTAGTAGTCGCGGCCAATCAGCTTGCGCGACATTTCCTTCTCCATATCCGCACGGTCGGGGCCGATGGTACGGCCTATGAATTCCATTGTCGCATCCGAGTAGGAGGTGTAGTGGCTGTTGGTGTCGAGCATCAGCAATGGGCGAGGAACACCCCAGAAACGTGCTATGTCGTCGAGGCCAAGGTTCATGTGTTCCAGGAGCTGCATGTCCTGCGATGTCATGCTCACGCTTGTGAAGGCAGTGCCACGCAAGAAGTTGATGTCCTGTCGGTAGACCTCCTGGCTTATCTCCTTGGCGTAGTTCTTACCTGCCGCCTTGCTGAATAGTCCGGCATTCATCGTTCCCTCTATTACCTTCTGCGGTGCCTCATGGATGAAACCTTTGACGCGGCCGCCCTTTGCTGCCGTCTCCAAGGCCTGCGCCTTCTCTGTCTTGATCAGAGAGAGCGTCTCGGCAGCATACTGCAATGTCGGGATTCCCCAGAAGCCGTTGTAGTAGCGGAATGTGTTGGGGAAGTGCATCACGTCGTGCGATGGCACCCCAACCTTGCTGATAATGCCGTAGTTGGTGTAGTACATGACCGTGTAGGTATCGTCCATGTAGTTATAGCCTGCGCACTCGGCCAACCAAAGGTGTACGGGGTCGCCGAACACATCGCGCTCGATGTAGACGAAGCCATTGCCCTGCATCATGCGGTTAATGGTCACTTGCTGCCATAGCGACGGACCATTCATGATGGGGTTCGGCTCCTCCTGGAGGAGGTAGTTCATGCGCTTGCCGAGGCCAACCATCCAAGGCAGATAGTTGCCCTTCTGTCTGTCCTTCTCTTGGTACTGCACGGGCATGAGTCCTATTGTCTTGGCGCGCAGCTCCATTGCACGATATACGGCGGACACCGTGAGGGCTCTGTTAGGTGTCCTCGCGGTAATTATGCGCTCCTCGAATGAGCCGCCCTTCTCGCCTTCATCCTGATTGGATGGAGTCTCCTTTGTCTGGAGGGTCTGCGTTGGTGTTGGGGCCTCACGACGGCGAATCCAATTTAAGAAAAAATTACCCATATCTCTTATTTGCTTTTTAGTTGCGCTTGTGGGAGCGCACCTGTGGGATTACTTCCACAGGGCGCTGTTGGCATCGAGCCACTTCTTCTGGTTGTCCAGGTCGTTCTTCTTCCAACTGCCATGCACGTAGTGTACATAGTAGGAGGTGAGAGACGAGTAGACGAGGGCCACCAATTCGGGCTTAGTCCTTCGGATGTCCTCCAAAATGACTGCGCCGGTGTCGTACCAATTATTGCGGTCGAGCATGTCGGGCAGCAGGCCGAAGGTGCGCTCAGGGTCGAAGTATTTTGCGCCATGAGCCTTCAGCAGTGGCACATTCAGATAGCAGAGCATAGGCAGCAGTCGGTTAATCTCCACCTTGTAGTGAGGCTGTCTGCGCTGCACTGCTCCAACTGCTGCATACTTCTCGTTGAACAGGAAGTTGATGTCCTTGCGGATGAGGATGTCCGAATCCATCAGGACAAAGCCATCTGGCAGGAGGTCAAAAAGTAACTGCACACTCATTTCGTGCTTGGTGCTCGCGTAGTTGGAGCTGAGGCGGACATGCTCCTGCTTGTTCGGGAACTTGGCAAGCTCAGCCTCAAAGTCTATGAGCTGCCCCTTGGTGTTGTCGATGATCTTACAGCCCTTGATGGTGCCCTTCAAAGGACGCTCATCCGAGTTGTCGAGGATGGTAATGTGGATGTCCTCGCCACCATGTTTGCGGATGCTTTTCACGAGAGCTTTTGTCAGCTCTGGAGTGTTGAAATGTACGATTGCGATTTCTTTTTTCATAATTACTTGAGTTATTAGTTAAACGATATAGCAAGTCGATTTTTACTCTTCCACCGCCTCCTGTGTTGTTGTTGGCGTTGTCGTTGTCGTTTCCTCCTCCTGCCTTGCTGCACCGTTCATCTCGGTAGCCACAATCTGAGTGGTATTGGCGTGGCGGTCGGAGTGGAGGCTCTGTATCTGGTAGGTGATGCCCTCGTATTCTATCAGGCTGTTACGGTCAATCTGCGAGGCGTAGCGCGTTCGGATAAGGATGGTGTCCGTATTCTCGAGCGCACATTGCGCCAGAGCCTTCTGCCCCCTATCCCACGTCACGTTGGCGTGCAGGCAGATAGCCTCCTGGAAGTTGGTCCGCTCACCGAATGGAGTGTCCGCAGGGCTTTTCTTGTTCAGCACCTTGATAATGTACTGCATCATGTCACTTGAATATGCCATAGTTGTAGTCTCTTTACAAAGCGAACAAAGCGCAGTAATAGGTTTACTGCGATCTATTCTGATGGCTGCTTACTCTTTTACATCCGGCTCTGCGTCGGGCTCCGGCTCGATGGCTTCGAGGCGGGCGATTTCTGTCTGTGCCGCATTGATGTCATCGCGCCACTGCTGACGCTCTGCAATCTTGTCGGCATACTCCTCCTTGGTGGCTGCGCCCTCTGCTATCTTGGCAGCGATGTAGTCGGTACTTGATAGCCTGGCCTCTCTGTCGAGAATAATTGTCTGCTGAGCATTAATGAGCTCAATGATTTCTGACTTTTTCATTTCCGTTTCAGTTTTAATTTATATTTATCGTTTAATCTCTGGCGAAGTCCGTACTGAGGTTTACTGACTACGTACTGACGGCGTTGGTCCCAATCTAACCACTGCCACCACTCCTCACCGATGGTGGCTTTAAGTTGCATGATGCGGTTGTACGATGTACGGTTCTTCAGTAGTCCTGTGTAGGAGTTTACGGTTGAAATAAAGCGGTCGAGCTCTCTGTACTTCTCGACCTCGGCAAGTTGGTTGTATTCGTGTATTCTGGCGATACATCGAGACCATGTAGCATCATTCAGTATAATGCTCCACGGGCGTATGTGGCTGCCCAAGAATTCAAGACCTTTCCAATGCTGCTGACAATAGAATTTGTGGTCATTCATCATGACGCCTTTTGCGCTGAGCCGTTGGCGCAGTTTGGGCATTAGGCTCAGCGCGTACATCTTGGCATTGTCCGGCACTATCATTACACCGTCGTCCATGAATACCGTGGTGCGAATTCCACATTCGTCATTCAGCCACGCCACCTCGTCATTGATATACAATCCCATTCCTGTCTGTGATGTCATGCGACCAATGGGTACACCTATACCGTCGGGCTTATTTAGGATTGACTTCTCGGGTTTGATATGCCGCTCCCATAGGTATTTAGGCGTGCGTCGCTCATAATGCTTTGCAGGGCAACAATGAATGGTGACCATTGCCAACCATTTCAGGAACGATGGCATCCACTCGCCGTACTGCGCTGATATTTCGTCCTGATAATTCTCAATAACGCGGTCGAATTCATACTCCATGTATGTGCAGTCGGCATTCGGAAAGAATCCCGCTAAGTCCCACTTGATTATCCAGGCCGTCTGCGTGTAACCTTGCGATACCTCGAATATATCCTCTATCACCTGGTTCATGGCCGCTTGCGAGCCCATGCCTTCGCGGTTGTTAAATGTACGAGGGTGCAGCGTCCGCTCGATATACGGCTTAAGAGTGTCACATAATAAATGGTCGGCTAACCGACCAACGAACTCTGTTGCGAATATCTCGCGCCATTTAGGTATAGAAGTAAGGAAGGTGTAGTTGTGGAGTATGCGGAATGTTCTTTCCGTGAGCTCGTGCATCATGCGAACAAGAAGCGGCGACCAATTTACCTCGAAGGCCATCGAATCGCGCCCGTAACGCTTATTTCTCCTGGTGGAGAACATCAGGTCGAGCAACATCGAAAAGAACGATACATCAGTCATAGATAAAAGCGCAATACAGCGAATACAGGTAAAATCGCGACCGCCTGAGACCGGATCGCGTTATTGACGTTGTTGTTGTTGAGATTGCCGTTCCAACCGTTGAAATTCCAAGCGTTGTTGACGTTGTACCTCGTGGCGAACCACCGGTTCGTGCGGGTCGGAGCCGCATCTGTGATTCTGCTATAAATGATAGCCGGGCTCCCTTTCACCTTATTCATGTCTGGCAGCAACCTCTTGCCCGTTTGGGCCGACCGTCTGCTGCTCCTGACGTTTAAGCGACCGTGCCGCATTTCTCCACTTCCTGACACCTTCCTCTATTCGTTCCAACTGCGTAGCGATACTCAGTTTATCCTTATCTGTCAGGAGCCCTTGCACGATGCAAAGCTCAAAGTTTGCCAACAATATACCGAACTCACCAAAGATTTCACGGATGCGTTCTTGTCGCACTTCCTGACATTCCTTTGCAATGGAGAAATGCCGGATAATGTTCTGCGCTGCCTTCTTCATCTCTACCGGCGCACCTTCTATCCGTTCTATCTTCGGCATCCGTTGGATGGCGGGATATAAAATGAGCAATAGATTCTTTGCGTCGGCAAGAATGGAATCTTTGTCGTTGTGCGCCTTATGTCCGCGTGGTTTCTTGTGTTCGTTCATTGTTTGCCTGAAGTACAAGGGCCTCACGTCACGCTTTCGCGATGACGTGAGAGCCTATATTAGGAGTTAATCAATTTCCAGAAGCGCGACCGCCTGAGACCGGAACGCGTTAAGGACGCGGCCGGTGTTGAGAGCGCCGTTCCAACCGTAGAAAATCCAAGCGTAGTTGACGTTGTACCTCGTGGCGAACCACCGGTGCGCGCTATTATTCACTGCGGTAGTTCCCATCTTGGTTATGCTCGGAGCAAGCGTGTTGATACATGCGTCCTTCATTAGCAGGGTTCCTTCCAATACGTCAGGCAGGTGCCAATCGCCAAAGTCGAGACCTGCAACGCCATACGAGCGATTATAGCCGTAGTAGAGAGCGGGGAACTTGTACTTGGTGCCGCCATCCTTGGTGGGCGCAGTCTTTTGTGCGTAAAGTTTGGCCATTGTTGCACCGTCGGGCAGTGAGAAGCATCCATACTTCTGCGGACATACCACAGCGTAGCATTTCTCCAGATACTCCTCGTAGGTCTTGTAGGCAGCACGGAGGTCGGCGCAATACTCTGATGTCTCGAATGCAGACGGGCGCACTGGTTCGCTGTTGCCGGCCTGCGGTCCTACGGGCTCGTTGCTCGATGGTACACGTCCGTTATTGGTGGCCCATGCCTTAGTGCGTGCGATATTCTGCACACCCCAATAGTTAGTGTAGAAGCCTCGCTCGCCGCGCCAATAAGCTGAGCTCTCAGGCATATCGCCCCAGGTGACATGTGCGATGGTGCAGCCAGTTGCGCTGACATTGTAGAAGCGGTAGTCTACGCACTCATCGCATTGGATGATGATCTGAGTGCCATCCGAATCCACCTTGTTTCCGTTCGCATCGGCCAGGTATGCCCACCATGCCTTAGTATCTCCCACCGCTGTGGCCTTAGCTGCTACGGCGGCGGAGATTTCCGCTGCTGAGGTAGCATCAATATTGGTGGATGTGAGCGTCACATCTACGGTAGTGTTGACCGAATAGTCAGGCGACATTCGGAGATTAATTGCCAATGTAGTGCTACTTATCGCAGTGATGGCGTACTGGCATACATCCAACCACTTCATATCGGCAGCATTCTTGTCAATCACACCTACCTTGCGGCCCATGCGCAGATAAACGTAGCCTACGTGTGTCCATGCAGTTGGGATGATGGCTTTCTGAATCCAAGACCCTCCCTTCAGGAATACTATCTTGTTGGCCTCGTCGAGCATTACGAGGTCGCCAACTGCGGGGCTTGTTGTGATGACGTTCACACCGTCAACTATAATCTCGCGTGTAGTCTCTATCATGGAGACCTGACTCTCTATTGTGGGCTTAACCGCTGCATCGTATGCAGCCTTGTTAGCATAAGATTTTATTGCCATAATTTTCTCCTTTCCTATTGTTAGTTAATTAATACCCAATCGCTGATAGAATTGGTCACGCTGAAGGCGGTGTATTCCTTCTTGTTGGTGGTGTCGAGGTACTTCTGCCCTATGAATGCGGGAACATTGGGAGCCGTAGGCGCACCACTGCCATAGACTATCATCGGGTAGTTCTGCACCTTTGGCACATCATCAGAGTTGATGCACACGGCGCGTGTCTCGCCCAGATTCTCCAACTGCGCCTTCAGGCCCTCTATCTCACCGAGGAGCTGTGCGAAGGCCTGCGCGATAACGGCCTGACCAGGAGCACCGATGAAGTTGGTGGCAATGTTCTTGAAGATGCCAAGGCCTACCACCAATGCAATGCCGCCGCTCACCGTTGCCGTGTAACCGCTAACTACCACGGTCATGGCCGTCGGGCAGAGGTAGACGTAGTAGCCGGTGCTTGGCATTGCGGCCACGGCCTGCTTCATCAGAGGCTCGTAGTACGATTCCGTCACCTCGCGTGTGGCAGGCAGTGTGGTGTAGGTCTGACCACCCATCACCCAACCTGTGAGGACGGGAGTATCGCCGGTCTCATCGTACTGCGCGGTATAGATGAGCGCAGGGTTGTAGTCGGCGGTTGCCGTTGCAGGCAGCTCTGGGTAGTCCTGACGGTAGGTGTAGATGTAGTTGATCACCTTGTCGTAGGTGCGAGTAACGATGCGGGCAAAGAGGCTTACATCGGCAGGCACTGCGCTCGCGCTCGGCACTAACAGGATGTCGCCTGCATTCAGGTTTACCTCCTCGCTGATGCCGTAGCCGCTTGCGCTGACCTCCTGACCGTTGACATTCACATACTTTCCGGCGGTAGCCTGCACAAGTGTGATGCTGCGCGTATTGTTGTACTTGCCAAGGCCCTGCTCCAAGAAGAGCACTCTGTTATTCGTGGCGGAGAACTTGTCGTCCACCTGTGTCTTTGTATAGTAAGATGCAAGAGCCTCACTGATGGCAGTGTTCATTTGGCTTGTGGTAGAGTACGAAGTCAGAGCCGCTGCAATAGCGTCTGCCACCTGCTGAGCTGTCTGCTTCTGTGCCAATAGGTTGTCAGTCTGCGTCTTTGTGTAATATGATGTCAACGCACTTGCGATGGCATTGCTTATCTGAGTAGCGAGGTCGGCAGATGTTGGCAGCGCATCCAATTTATTCTTCAGCGCGGTGGTGAAGTCCTCGGTAGATAGCTGCTTGCCGTCCACTTTATTCACCTTCTCTGACAGCATTTGATTGACAACCGCCGATGTGTAGTAATTGGTCAGTGCCGTGGTGATAGCGTCGCTGATGGCCAGATTCACCTCAACCGTCGTGCTATACGGTGCCAGTGCGGTGGCGATGGCGGAGTTCATGCCGGCGGTGTTGGTGTATGAAGTCAGAGCCGCTGCAATAGCGTCTGCCACCTGCTGAGCTGTCTGCTTCGGGATCAGCAGATTATCTACCTGCTGCTTGGTGTAGGTGGTTTCCTTGTCGGCCTTCAGAGCCAATCCCGATGTCACGTCGCTGCTGTTAGCCTTACCGTTAATCTGCGTCTGAAGATATTGGTCAGCATCCTCTCGCGCCAGACGTTCGGCGGCGATGGCTGCATCTGCACTACCTGCGGCATTGAGCTTGGCCTGCACTGAGGCATCCATGTCTGTCTGAGGAATGCCCGAGCCTGGCTTCTGATAAGCCGTTGCACCTGCGGAGGCACCTTCACGAATCTGTTGGAGGTCGCTAATGGTGGGCTGCTTGCCATTCAGAGCGGTTTGCAACTGCTCGTTGTTGGGGAGATTGTCGAGTTTCGACTTCTCGGATGGTGTAAAGTTCTCCTGCGAGAGGCCTTTGCCTTCCTCCTTGTCCTGCTTATTCTCGGCAAGAGCTTCTGCGGCGGCCTCGTTGAGTGGCACTTGGTTCAATAACTCCTGAACCTGCTCGCCTGTCTGTGTTAGTCTGTAATCCATAAAGCTATGAGTTTTATTCGTTAATATTCTGATCCTCGCGCAAGGCGTAGATGTAGCAGTCGTCGCTCGTTATGAATGGGCGGTCATACGCATCTACCAGGCGGGCATACTTGGCCGTTATCTCGCTATCCTCGATGCGCTCGTATGTGACATCGTGGTCGCCACACGCCTTGGGGCAGGCTTGGAACTTGGGGCAAGGAGTCGTCACCACAAAGGCAATGACCTGCTCGTCTGTCTCTGGGCGGACAGCACCAGGCACGTCTGTATCATCGTAATACCATGTACACTTGGCAATGACCTTGCCTACCATGCCGTCTGTGCTGAAGGCGAAGAGGTAGCCGTCGGTACTCTCGTACATCTCGGATTTCTGGATGACCTTTTTGGCTCCCATCAGGCCCCATCGCAGCTCCACCTGGAAGTTGCCATTGGCCATCGAGAAGTCCTCGCGGTCTATGGTGAGCAGGTACTTCACCGTCTCGCCCTGTACTATAATGTCCTTCTCTGTCATAGTTACAAAATCATGAAGGGTTTAATGTTAAAATCGAAAGTGTAGAGCACTTGCACAGCGCGGTCCTTCGTCATAGGCGAGCGATGCTCGTAGCTGTTGTCCACAAGCATGAGTGCTGCATGAATGATGGGAGCAGGCACCTCACCGAATTCCTCCTCGAGGCTCGCCACGCACTCGGCCACCGTCTTGCCTCTGTTCAGCAGTTGCGCAATGCTCATCTCTGCCGAGTTAGCATAGAGCTCGAGCAAAGCATCCTCGCAGTCGTAGTCGAGGCGAGAGTGCTCCTTGATGTACTCGATTGTTAGATATTTCATACGCTTATATATTTTAGTCTACTAATCCAACGAACTTTTAGCTGAGGTTTACTGACAAAAAAAAAGCCCCGAACCTCGCGGCCCAGAGCTTCTCACCTAAAACTAATACCATGAAAAAATAACACTTTCAGTTATGTATGATCGAATGAAGTTAAGTCAATGGGCCTGTGCCTTGGAATTGGAAGGTGCCCTGAATCAGATTGCCGCGTGTGGCCGTTATCTTACACACCTTCATGTATGCGTCGCCCTTAACACCAGTTGACTGCGCATTGCGAGGGCAGAAGGCCAACTTGAACTTCTGCGAAACCATCAGGATGTCTCGCACCTGCGCATCGGCCAATACCAGATAGTTGGTCGTGATGCTCCACGCCGTTCTGCCGTCAATGTATTCCTTTGCTTTGCCTGTGGATGGCGATGAAACCTCGTCCATGTCGCAGTCATACTGAATATCATTGCTCTTGGTGCATCCGATTGGAAGCCACAATCCCTGCTCCTGCTCGTCGGGGAACCAGATATATACTAAAATGTCGTTGCCTGTCATATCTATTCTTCTATTAATGTTAATACCATCTTGTCGTCTCCGAATTCATGCTTGGCGCATTGCAATATATAGTTCGCACCGTTATAGCTGAATCGCGTCAGCGGATTGGCGTGCAGTTGGCTCTCGGCCACCTCTATCTTCATGCGGTGGCGGCACTTTCCGAACACACGCTGCATATTGGTGCAGAGGTAACGCTCGGGCATCATGGGGCTTGTCTGTGTCACGCCCTCGTAATAGCAACCGCCCAGACGTTCATCATTGTTGCGATTTGCGAATAGCTGCCCCTTGCCGAAGAGGTTGCGCGTTCCTGCCGCCATGCCGAGGGTAACGGTCTTGTCGTTCTGGAACATATCCGATGCGATGCCCTCGTATGTCTGCACCGATTTGTTCTTTGGCTGCACCGTTGTGTCGGCATTAAAGCACTTGACGGTGAAGTTGAGGATGTCAAATTGGTGTGGATCGTTCTCGTCTATGTCATCGCGCCAATGCGGGAAGTTCAGGAATCCTACCTCGAGGATGCCCCTGCGCGTCTGGTCATTCTGAATGATGTAGCCCTTGGCATCGGGATAGAGGGCGTTATTCTCGAGGGTTGTCTGATTGTAGATGGCCTTGGTGGTGAGAAAATCCCAATTCTCGGTGAAATATACCTTGAACACGCTCACATTCTGGCTCCATCCTGCTCCCGTCCAATAGAGGTTGCCGAGCTTGACGTACATCCTCACATAGTCGGTGTATCTCAGTTGCACGGGTTGGTTGGGATTCAATCCGATGCGCACACTTCCATACAAGCAGACCTGCGAAGAGCCGGGGATGACCACCTCGTTGAGCGTCCGCATGGCAAGGTAGGTCTGTGCCTCGAGCTGAGCGGTTGTGGTGGGCGTTGTCGGAGTGCCTTGTCGTGCATAGATGCAGGTGTCTTGTTTCAGCTCGAAGCTATTTTTTACCTCGTCGCGCTTGCGGTCCTCGGGGTCGTCTGTTGATGCCACCTTCCACGAATCATAAAAGCAGAGGACATTGAACTTGTCGATGGCCTGAAGGTCTACCGGCTGCTCGAATATGCGGCAGTTGTGCAGGAATAGCTTATGCTGCTGCTGCGGATTGGCCAACCATGCCTCCACGCCCTTGTATCTGCTCTGCCCACCTTGGCGCGGCTGATAGGTTACGACATTAAAGCCCTGATAGGTGAGGTCTTGCAGCATGGGATCGAACACCAGAGGGTTGGAGTTTGCCTCGGCCTCTACCGTAATCTTGCGGTAGCCTTGCAGGTACTCCTCGGTGTGCTTGGTGCTTGCGTAGGACAAGGTGGCAATATCCGTCGGTGATGCAGCCGACTCGGGAGTGGCGTTGCTCAGCTCGGCGGAGAGGTCTGTGAAATCTATCTCGTAATAGTCATGCACCTGCCCTGGGGCAATGAGGTAGATGTCGGTGCCTCTGGTATAGAGCGACCATCCCCAATATTGGCATATCTTCTCCAATACATCAGCGCATGGTGTCTCATCCTCCCACGTTGCCGAATAGTTGTCGAAGGTCGAGCCGGAGCCCATCGTTGGATCTACGTTATCGGAGAAGTTGAACATCGAGATGCGCGCATTCAGATCGGGGAATGCCCAAGTCTGTCCGCCCGTTGTATGCTTCACGTTGGCCGTCAGGTAGAGGTTGTCCCATGTGATATTGTTCAACTTCGAGAACATGGAATAGATTATCTGACCCATCGTGAGGAATGTTCCCATCTGGGTGCCGAAGGAGAGCTTTGTGGCCTTCAGGACCGCGATGGGGCATTGTATGGGAATCTCGATGGTATTGCGGTAGCCGAAGAGGGTACTTGTCAGCACCACAGGCTTTATGAATCCTATCCACACAAGGCTATTGGCCGCCATGATCTGCACTTGGTGGCTCTGTACGTTGGTGGCTATGAGGTCCTGATAGCTGAATGCGTTGCCGTCCAGGTCGGTTGGCTCGTTTACGATGCGTAGGTAGCCACTCTTGCTGCGCAGCGGCTCAAAGTAGTTGTCGCTGTTGTCCTCGTCGATGGTGACGGGGCGCAGCGCAGGCCGCAGCCGTTGTGCAGTGCCGCTGAAGCCGTCCACCAAGATGTTCACCGTGTATTGAACACCTCGCAGGCTGTTGAATGTGAATGTATATTTTGTTGCGTATGCCATAATCTTATAATCCTAAGTATTCGCCTATTGTTACCCCCTTTCGTGATGCGCCGTTCTTGATGAGGAGCACCATTTCGTCTGCTTCGATTCGGGTCTCGCCCTTTACGGCAGGGCCGCCAGAGGATTGGTTAAGCTGTGCGAGGAGATTGCCCTGCTGCGCTCTGTTCAGGACAAGCTCGCCACTATCCAACATTGCAGGCACTTGGTCGCCAGACATCATATTGCCAGGTACGGTGCCATTGAATCCGTTGGCTGCATGGACCACACCACCTGTGTGCAGGAACCAACCGATGATGGGGATAGACTTCAATGCCGATGTGGTGGCGGTGATAGAGCTGAGCGTCTGTATGGCCATCAGTATGGTAGTGATAACCTGCATAACGCCAAGGGTCTTTTGAAATCCTTCGGGAACATCCACACCCAACTGCTGCAATGCGCCTGTGATGGTGCTAATGTTACCCGTGATTTTCTTCAGCGGATTGTCGCCGGCATTCTGTGTGCCATCCTTGTCCTTACTCTTTCCGCTGCTGACGACTCCTGTCTCAAAGTCGAGCTTAATGGGTGCAATGTCCATCTTCGCCAACTCCTCGTTGATAACGTCCTGAATGGCCTGCCAATCAAGGTTGGTGATATAATCCCCAGGATTCTCACCGAATATCTTGTTGAAGAGGGTCTGTGGGTCGAATTGGGCAATGTCGATGCCATTCTTCACGGCTACTTGTAGCAGGTTGGCAAGTGTCTGCGCATCGGCAAGTTGGGCGGTCAGATTCTTATAGAGCTCGCTGCCGAGGTCGGCATTGGCCAGATGGGTGTGCAGACGGCGGATGAAGGCCTCCATGTTATTCTCTGTGTAGGAGAATGCTCCCTTCATCTTGTCGGCATCAATGGATACGTCCACAACCTTGGGCGTGAGGGTAATACCTTCCACGTCACGCAGGGCATCTACGGCAGCCTGCGTGTTGGCGGTAACGGTGATGCTCACATCCTTATCCTCTATGGTGATGCCATCCAATTCGCGGATGGCATCGAGGGCCGATTCTGTGCGCGCCTCCACCTCGTAGGTGACGGGCTCGAACTGCTGAGGCTGCAACCGCTGCACCTCGGCATTGGCTTGGTTGTATTGCTGATAGGCGGCGGTGTAGGCCTTGTAGTCGTTGGCATTGAGGGAAGCGGCCATCTTGTCCTGAGCATCAGACAGACGCTTCTGGGCGTTGGCCAATTCTCGGGCGGATTCCATCGCCTTCTTCTGCTCCTCGATGAGCTTATTCACCGAGCCGCCGAGTTGCACCACCTTGTCGGCCACTGCCTGCTGCTTCTCTTTCAGCCCCGGCACCTCATACATCTGTCGGGCATCGCCCATCGCCTTCCACAGAGCCTCCTCTGCGACCAATTCCTTCTTCTTGGCATCGGTGGCGGAGATGGTGCCGGCCTTCACCTCAAGTGCTGCCTGCTTCAATGCCTGATTATAGTCAGCAATGGCTTGGTCTACCTTGGCCTGCGCCTTCTCGGGGGTGGTCAGCTTCGGAGTGGTGCTGCCGTTGCTGCCATAAGGCTTGTAACCTTCTACGCGGTTTATCTGTCGGTAAGATCGAGCCAACATAGAGTAGTATTCCTGCTCTTTGGCTGTACGATTCTTGATGTTAGTAAGAATGGTCTGATAGAGCTCACCGTCATCCTTGAAGATGCTCCATCCCTTGTATTGCTGATAAGGATTGGTGGTGTTGATATATCGCTTCTGCTCCTCCGACATCATATCGTAGTGCCCTGCTTTGGCAAGGTCAATGGCGGTTTGGCGATTAATCTCCCACTCCTGATATTTCTTGCCGAGGTCTACGTTCTGCTCGAATGTGCCTATCGTTTCGGTGCCGGCAAGGAATTTTTGCTTGCTCATGCTAAGGCGGAGCGATTGCTCGTTGAAGAGTTTGTCTATGGCATCAGTGGCGGCATTGACCTCGTTCTTGGTAAGTCCTGCCAACTCTTTGATAATGTTCTCTACCTGATTGGCTACACGTTCCTTCTGTTCCTTTGTCAGCTTGTCGCCATCCTTCAGTCCTGGTGTTGCCTTTCTGCCGTCTATCGGTGCTATATATCGTCCAGTGCGCAACATGGCCTCGAATCGATTCAACTCGGATTGACGCTTGGCAACTTGCGGGGTCTGTACGTTCTGTGTTGTCTGGAGGCGGTCGATGGCGTTGTAGGCATCCATTGCAGCCTTTGTGATCTGACCGATGCGGTCGAGGAATCCGCCAACGTCGCTTGTGTTAAGCGAGGTGAGGAAAGCCTCGTAGGTGCTTTGGGCGGAGTAGACCGTCCTGTTCCAATCGTCGAGGTTCTGCTCGGACGCAAAGAAGGCATCCTTCGACACCTTCAGGGCACCGACTGCTGCACCGATGGCAGCACCCCATGTGGTGAGGGCCTTAGTGCTAAGGCCAAACTTAGAGGCAAGTTCATCGAGGAGGCTGCCGGAACCCTTGGTGGAGTTTTTCATCTCCTCCAATTCCTTCTTGGTGGAGGTGATGCGGCCTTGCAGCTCATCCAGGCTTGCTGCCATAGCCTTTCCGTAGTCGCTCTGCTTCTGCTCGTTGGTCAGGCTATCGTAGGCTTTGACCACGCTGTTGTAGGCACCCACAAGGTCGCGGAGCTTGTCCTTCACGTTAGTGGCTCCCGACTCTATCTGCCCAAGGGCGCGAGCCTGCTCCACACTCTTCTGAGCGAAGCGGTCGAAGTCCTTTCCTGCCGTAGATAGCGTATTGGTAAGGTTCACAAGGCCCTTCGCGGCATCACGGAGGGCGGAGTCGTATTGCGTGGTCTCTAACTTAAATCTGGTAATTACGTCAACCATAGTATTGAGTCTTAATATAAAATTCCTGCTACGATGTTATCTATGATGTCATCCAACTGCTGTGCAGCGCGCTCTAATTCGCCCTGCGACTTTTGTCCGAACCAATTACGTGCGCCAATGGAGCCGCGACTACCTGTATTAATAGTCTTGCCATACTTCTGGAGGTCACCGCCTCGGCTGCCTCTCTTTACCTCGGTTCTGTCATTGACAGAGGTAAAGCGGATTTTTCTATCGCCTGTTCCGTCATTCAGGAATCGGAGGATGAATCCACGGTCTCTGCCTTGGTAGCTTTGCCTGCGTATGGTCTCCAACGAGCGGAGGCGGCGGTTGCCACCTCTCTGCCCTTCGCGGAGCTTACGCTGTGGCGTGTATTCCTTCAGGGCTCCTGCCTTCCTGGGTTGGAGAATATTGATGTTACCACCGAAGATGCGACGGTAGACTGCGCTGCGGACGGCCAAGTATGCCCTTCTGGGGTCGCTCTGCATCTGGAGGCCTGACCGGGCATCCTGCTGCATCGTCTTGCGGACAGCACTAAGGGTCTGCTTAATCGCCTCATTGATGCGTTTGCGCATCATGGGGTTCTTAGTGGAAGCCTCGCCCATCTTCTTGATGCGCTCCTCCAATCCCTCAACTTCTATAATTCCATTGTCTGCCATACAAAAAAAAAAAAAAAAAAAAAACGCCCCATATGCTGTTACACATATCGGGCGTTTTGGTGCCTAAGGTTTACTATATTTCCGCTTGCCTTTCAAGCTCTTCAATATAATCGTCAAGCTGGTCAAAAAAATGCTCATTGTCTATCGACGTATTAAGCATCACCATCAGACGGTCATGAACTTCCTTTAACACTTGCTTACGTTTATTATTTTTATCCATAATTAAATCTCCTTGGGGTAATTGTTTCAATTCGTCGAATGTGATGTAATACTCGCCAGGATCAACATGATTCTCCAGTGCAATTCTATCCCCGCTTACTGGATAATGGTGAAGCACCAATATATCCTTCAACGGTGATCTGCTATTGATAGCCTTACTTGCCTTATGCCATTTAATCTCCTTTGCCATAATGTGTTATTTTATTACCAAGTCCACTTCTCTACCTATTGCTTTGGCGATGGCGGCGAGGGCATCTATTCCCACGTTATACTTGCCAGCTTCTATGCGGCTGATGTGTGGGGCATCCAGTCCTGCCCTATCTGCCACCTCTGTCAATGTTATCTTTGCCTCTGTCCGTAGGGCCTTAATCCTTTGCCCTATGCGAAGCCTCTCCTGTTGTTTCTGTTCGTCTGTCATATTATTTAGCTTATTTGTTGGGAGGGTTGCCCCTCCCGTTTCCCGTTTAAAAGTTGTAGTCGAAAACCTCGCGTGGCTGCGCCTCGATGGTGAAGTGTCTGCCACCGCATCCGTACCATCTTCCGTCCTTGTGCTTACGGATGGTTTCGAGTCCGTAGCTCTCGTCGCTCTCGTAGTCCCATTCCTGAAGGTCGTTGTCGAAGTGTCCGCAGAAACCGCCAGGTACAAAACTGTCGTGTAATGCCTTCTGTGATTCCTTCTTAATGGTTGCCTTCATGCGGCGAACGATGATCACCTTCTCGCTCTTCTCCTCGATAATCTCGTAGGCGTGTGCATCGGTCCAAAGCCACTCGGTAGCGTACTTCTTATCCTGAAGCATAATCTCGTGGAACTTCATCTGAGCTTCGAGGTCTCGGAGTTGCCCTCGGATGCTGCTCATTGTTCTTATCAGATAAGCGTCGCGGTCTTCGTAAGTGGTACCGCTGTTTCTCCATGCGTTGCTCGCTGACTCGTAAGCACTTGTAAGGGTTGTGAACTCTGCCTTCAGGCTGTTGAGAATCTCGCTGTGGTTTGTCTTCTTTGTCTTCATAATCTTGTCGCCGCTGTTACCCGTTGCCGCCGGTTCTAATTGTTTTGTTTCTTATTTCTGATGCAAAGATACGGCTTTTTGTAACATGATACAACTTTTTGGTCAATTATTTTGTATTTTGTTACAATATTTGGCCGTTTTGTAATCTCCGAGTTTGCAAAATAGCATCTCTATTATCGGTTAGCGGTTATCGGTTAGCGAATAATTTTCAATTTTCAACTTTCAATTTTCAAAAAAAAAGGCTCGCCGCTGCGAGCCGTACAATTAACCTAATATTATACACACAATGCTACTTGTATGATGTTATGCCGCGTCTCACGACGCAAGCATAACCTGGAGTTAAAGACATAGGAATAATAATCCCAAAAGTATTAATATAAGTATCTG